CCACCATAACGGGCGCATACGCAAATACAATAAATTCGACCATTTACCCCGCCTCCGCCTCCGCCGCCTGAACCGGCCGCGCCATTGCACCCCCCAGCGCCACCACTTCCAGAATACCCTGCCGCGCCGCCACCTCCACCGCCACCCGGGAAAAATTTATTAGCCCCGGCGCCGCCACTACCTCCGCCAGTATAACTACCGCTAGGACTACCTCCAGTTCTCCCACAAATATATCCGCCTAAACCACCCGTTGCCGAGGTTGTAGCCCCTGCGGCAAAAGAAGACGTTCCCCCATTTGAGGCGCACTGCGTCGAATTACCAACGCCCGGGCTACCAACAACAACAGAATAAGAAGTAGAAGGAGTGACTGAGATATTGTTTCTGTACGCTAAACCCCCACCTCCGCCGCCTCTGGCGTTACTAGAAATAACCCCTCCTCCACCTCCAACCACAACAACAGATACGCTAGTTACTCCAGCAGGAGCAACCCAAGAATATGTACCGGCTGTTGTATAAGATTGGGAACTCGCAGCAACTGACGTTGTAATGCTATTAGACGCCGCGCTGGATGGTCCGGTTCCTCCGGGAGTTGTACCTTTAACTGTGAATGTGTATGTGGTACTTGCTGTTAATCCACTTACTGTAATAGGCGAGGTGCCAGTACCAGTAATACTGCCGGGAGAAGATGTAGCGGTGTAAGTGATTGCTCCCGTTCCAACGTCTGTTGGAGCAGTAAACGCTACCGTGGCCGTAGTTGAACCTGTTGCTGTAGCAGTTCCAATTGTTGGTGCAGCAGGACTCCTAGGCCACGTTCCCGCTAATATATAAGGTATTGCTTGGTCAAGCGTCCATGAACCAGATGCTGCGGACGTTGTGGGGACTACAGGAGTTTTGGTGATTAACCCACCGGAGTAACGTTTAGACATTGTTTAAACGATTAAAGGGGTCTACGAACGGTTTGTTTGCCTGTTCAATCTCTTCTGATGTAGCGTCACGCACTACCCATGTCCAGTACCAAGTGCCGTCAGTCTGTTGCGGCGGTCCTGCCATACAGCGCTGAGTCTTCGGGTCAAACGTCGGCATCTCAACCCACTCTACATGGGCGTAGTCTGCTGCCCCCGCAGGGTCAATCTCAATGTCCCCAATGTGCCGGGGGAACTCATTCGTCGATAGTTTGATGTATGAACTCATGGCATATCAGGCCAAGTTACTGTCCAAGGGAATCCAGCCTGTGTAGGTACGTCACGCAACGCCTGACGGTAAGCCGCCCACGGAAAATTTTGCGATATGTTATTTTCCAACGCCTTGATGACGCGCCAGTCACATTCCTTCAACTTCTCGTCGCGGGTCTGGCGAACATTCTTCGCTTGCTCCGCATCCTTCATGGCTTTGTACTCAGCCTCTTGCTCTGCTGCGGTCTTCTCCGGCGTATCTACAAACACCGGCCCAAGGATGTACTTGGTGTACCACTTGCCATCAATCTGCTCTACACCATCGCGCTGGCTGTACTGATAAACCGTGCCGCCCGTAGCCTGTGGGCCTTCCAGAACAACGTCTGCGCCCCAGTCATTTATATCCTGCTCCGTTAGGTCTACAGGCAATCCCAACCCTTGGTGAAGGCGACGGAACTCGTCTTGAAACATCACCGCGCCAGTTTCTCTAACTCTGATTTCCATTGTAATTCCTTAAGCAACTGCCGGTAAAGAGAAGCCAAATTTATTGTACCTAGCGCGCCATTCCACCGTTGGTTTTGGGATGCCAAGCGCTTCCGATGCCAATTTTGCTGTTACAAAATATCCTTGCGGTGTGTTCACGCCACGTTGTTTATAGTGATTTGCCCCGCCAATTGCAATTTTCATTTTGGCTTTAACTTCCGGTCTATGCATTGGGTTGTTTACACCCTCAGACCAAGGATGTGGTTTGCCACGCAACGCTTCAGATTTTTTGCGTTTTGTTTCTTCGCTATCAAGTTTGCCTAAATTTCCATCACTCACATTTTGCTTGCCAAGGCCAATAAACACATTGCCAACTTCGTAACAGCCAGAGTCACCAATGCGGCACATACAGTATTTCTCTGCGCCTCGGCCCCTTAGTTCCCATTTGTTTGACTCAATCCAAATTTGTTTCCATTCATCAAACGTCAAAACAAACTTAATCCCACGTTGTTTAGCGTTTGATTTTTGTTGCGTATACGCTTTGCGGTATGGGTCTTTAATCATACTACGCCACCGCCCAAAAAATGTAGGTCCCACCGCTTGCGTTGATACCTGCGGCAGTGCTGACAATTTGGAACCCAACACTCGTTGTATATACGCTGTTTGCGTTTACTTCAGCGGCCGTATCGTTTAGCAACAACGACGGGTCAGTTCCAGAAACCATCCCCCGCGCAGTGTCCCAGACGTACCAGTCACCAGCACCATTTGCGCGTTTAATAAGCACAAACCGCGCACCCCCCGTAAACCCGCAATTGATGGTTTGCGTTGCGCCAGTGCCTGAATATGAACCTACTTTAGAAACACCAGCGCAAGTGGCAAATAGGTAAGCAACGTAAGTTCCGCCAGAAGCATTTTGAGAACTGCCTTGAACTGAAAATGTAGTACTTGTTGGCGCAGTTCCCCAATTTGTATTATCGCCAAAACCAACATCGCCACGATTTAAATATGCCGTATTTAAACTTTGGGAGGATGAATAAACACCCCACGGGCTTGCTGTATTACGTTGTTTTACAATTATCAATTCAGGAGTTGTGTTTAAATTATGTGTAAGTGTTTGAGGGTTAGCGTTGTTCCCCGTATAACAAACCTCATCAAAGAAACCGGGTGCTCGTCCAAACACGTGATTAACAAATGCACTGCCCGAGTTGTTGGCATAACCATTTGCATTGGTTGTAAAACTTGTATTGTTAAAACTAATTAAGCCGTTTGTGCTTACGTTAATTTCTTGCGAAGTCGAGTTTGTGGCTAAATACTGAGTCGGTCCGCGCAACCTATCAAAAACAACTTTATCTTGGCCGGGGTCTGTTCTGTAAAAAGTGGTCAAAAAATCAGGAGCAAAACCAACACTCACTGTAGCAACCGCACCAGTTCCTGTTCTAGCGACTGGACTAAACACACTCGTACCAACTGTAGGCACCTTCATTGGCCCACGGCGGATAGCGATGTAGCTGTAAGTTCCACCTGATGCGTTTAAACTTGCCGCAACAGTTTTTAAATAAAACCCCGTTGCCGATGGGCCAACCCTTGTTGCGTTTGTGCTTTCAGCCGCACTTGTATTTGCAAATAAATATGCGTCATTATCGCCAACAGTAAGACCACGCATGTTGTCAAACATGGTCCAATCACCTGTTGAATCAGTACGTTTAATCATTATCCATTGCGGTTCATACCCCAACGTCACTACAGGCCCTGTTGCCGAACCATTACCAGTGTACGAACCACAAGTAATCACATTGTCGTTACCAGACGTACCAAACCCGCCAGCGTTGGAGGCAAAAAGGTAGGCGACGTAAGTTTCCCCAAGTTCGTTTAATTTTTCACCTGTTTGATATGATATTTGACCTACATTAAATGTAGAAGTGTTTGCAAAAAGACTTATACCTATTGGAAATGGGGAGGCGGCAGTTGTGTTAAGTTTTAAATTTGCAGAATATTGAGTACCTGCACCATTTATTGCTTGAACAAACCAATCTGATGTGTTATCAGTTCTTTTTACAATTATCCAACCCGGTTGGCTACCGAGAGAGTGAGCAATATTTCGATTAGTTAAACTAAGATTGCAATTAAGTGTATTCCCCGTATACGTTACAACATCAAAAAACTTTGGTTGCTTGCGGAATGTCCATGAGGCAAAACTTACATTTAAGTCGTTTACGTAAGCAAAAGCATCCCAACCCGATGTTTTGTATTGAACCGAATTGGCACCTGAATCAAATTCAGCGTCTGTTGTATTTGAACGAATGTATTTTCTTTCGCCACGGGCGGTATCAAATATCTGATGGTCTTGAACAACTGCTCTAGTTTTTGTCCAAACCATTCCCCCATACGTAGATAAATCAACACCAGATGCTATTCGTTGGGTTACCCCTGTACCAGTCCCCGTATAAAGATATGTACTAAACACATCCTCAATGTATGTAAACGGACCGCCATAGGGCCAGTTACCAGCACCCTGCGCTTGCATCTGCTGGGGCAACGTCCATACCCCCGTAGCCGTAGTGGTCGAGGTGGTTGGCGGGGTTGCGGATATAACCGCCCCTTTGTAGCGCATTGACATTTATTGCACCTGAACTTTTTTGCGTCTACCCGAAAATCCAGCGGCGTTCATTTTGGCTTTAAAGGCTGGGTCTTGCCACATTAACTTTTTAACAGTTTGAATTTTTTTGCACTGTTCGTCAGTTCTTTTTTGACCAGTACGAGACGCACTCATTTTTGCCTTGGTTTCGTCTGATAATTTTTTGCCAATTTTGGCCTGTCGCATTTTCTCCAACGTTTCCGGGGAATGCTTACGCCCAAACATACCATTCTTGTCGCCAAAAATTCCAATAGCGCCAACGCCACCAGTGCAAATGTTGTAACCATTTGGTTTCAACGTGTTGTACGCTTCGATAGCCTTGCGTTCCATTTCGTAGCAGTAATCTTGCGTTGATGTTAGCAAAACTTCTAACGTAAATTTATCACGCCCGTATTTCTTTATGGCGTTTTTAATAATTGACTTTGTTGGCGTTGTAAAACAAGCATGCGCAATCATCCGATGATGAGGATTTTTAGTTACACCAATATAAACCATATTGTTTATGGTATTGGTTATTTTGTACAAATGCGCCACGTTAGACATAAGACTAGGAAATTACCTCATAACTAATGCTATAAGTGATGCCGCTTGCTGTGCCGGAAGTCACTGTGATTGATGTGCCTTCTTGAAGGTACAACTGCGTAGTCTTGTCCACCACAATCAGCGCGGCGTTTGCAGGAACCGAAATGGTCGAAGCAATTGGATACGCCGTTCCGCTTGATGGCGCAGAACCCTGTGCTACAGCGCCGTTGGTATAGATGCTTACCGTGGCGTTTACAGCAGATGAGCCGTTGACGTTAGTAGCAACAATCTGGTTAATCTTAAAGACCTGCCCGG